CAAGTTTAAGGGTGGCAGAGTATAATTAGGCGTGTTCTTTTGTGGACACGTAAGCGGTTATGGCGGAATTGGCAGACGCGCTGGTTTTAGGTGCCAGTGGTTACCCGTGTGGGTTCAAATCCCACTAACCGCATTTGTTAGTACTTGCAATTCCGAATGCCGGTGCTATAATAAAGATGGCAGAAGATTGCTGCAGTACCCGGAAGCATAGCTCAGCCGGGATGAGCGTTCGCCTCACACGCGAAAGGTCAGGGGTTCGAGCCCCCTTGCTTCCACTCGAAAAAGCTGATAAAATGGGCATTCCCGGGCAATGGGTAGTCGAATAGTAGTCAAAATAGTAGTCAAGCCTAAAACGAAAGGAGTTTTTTGCAAAGATTCCAATAATTTTATAGTGAATGAAATGTGACGGATACATGACGGGTAGACCGTCTTTTTTTATGCCAAAATTTAAGCATAAGGAGGAATGACCTTATGGCAAAATTCAGATTTTCAGATGAAGCACTGGAACGTATTTTTAGTAAAGAACAGATGGGAAGTGTTCCGCTTAAATATCAATCAATCGTAGTCCATGCCGCAGAGGAAGTTATAGGAGAACTTGGCAATGCTTATGAATTTCAGTCCGTTGGGACTTTTGAACAAACCGACATATCAGACACTTGATGAAGTGGAAATTGCGAAACAGATAGAATCAATGGAAGAAAAGGAGAATAGCCATGCCACAGCCTATTATGAATCCGAACTATTTCAATCCGCAGTATAGAACACCTATGTACGGACAGTTTATGCCACAACAGGAACAATTCCAACCACAGCAGTTTATGCAACAGCCACAGCAAAACGCAGTACAGATGTACGGTCGCATTGTGCCAGCGCAGGAATGCATAGCACCGAATGAGGTTCCTATGGATGGCAATACGGCATTTTTCCCTAAACAGGATATGTCAGAGATCTATGCTAAATCATGGGGAGCAGATGGGAAAATTTATACAAGGCTCTATAAGCCTGTTTTGGAAGATAACGATAACAATTCACTGCAGACCGCAGAAAAGACGAAATTTGACCTATCAGACGAAGCTACAGAGGTATTTATGAAGCGGTTTGATGAACTGGAGCAAAAGATTGAGCAGTTAAAATCTTCGCAATCGCAAAGAAAATCTTCACAGACACAAAGAAAGGAAGATGCTGAATGAATCAACAGATGATGCAAATTCTTAATCAGATTAAAGGTATTTGCAATCCACAAAAGGCGGCTATGCAAGCACTCCAACAGGCGGCATCTAGTGGAAATCTTATGGCAACAAATATTTTAAGCAAAATCAACAATGGGGATATGAATGGTGCCGGACAGATTTTGAATAACTGTATGGATACTAATGGAATCAACATGAATGAGATAAGAAGTTTTTTTGGAATGTAGTACATTTTGGGTTGTGCGCACAGAAAACCGGGTATCCCATTTGTAAATAAAACAAATGGAGGTAACAAAATGTTTAACGCTACATCTCCCAGTCTGGCAGACATTGCTGCTGTGACTGGAAACAACAGAAACGATGGTATGTGGGATAATGGTGCATGGTGGATCGTGATTCTCTTAATCTTTGGTTGGGGAGGTTTTGGAAATTTCGGTGGAAACGGCATGAATGGCGGTGTAGGTTCTGAGGTTCAGAGAGGTTTTGACACTCAGGCTATCATCGGTAAGCTGGACGGAATCAACAACGGTCTGTGTGACGGATTTTACGCTGTAAACAACGGTATGCTTACCGGATTTAATGGCGTAAATACCAACATTTTACAGACTGGCTATGGTATCCAACAGGCTATCAATGCAGACACCGTAGCAGGAATGCAGAATGCTAACGCTTTACAGGCACAGTTAGCACAGTGCTGCTGCGATACTCGTGAAGCTATCCAGGGTGTGAACTACAATATGGCAACGAATACTTGCGCATTGCAGAACACCATGAATAACAACACTCGTGATATTATCGACAGTCAGAATGCCGGTACGAGAGCAATCCTTGACTACTTATGCCAAGACAAGATTGCAACTTTACAGGCAGAGAATAACGATCTGCGCAGAGCAGCTTCACAGGATCGGCAGAATGCACTTCTCACTACTCAGATGGCGGCTCAGACACAGCAGATCATCAACACTGTGAAACCTGCACCTATTCCTGCATATCAGGTTCCCAACCCTAACGTATATTACGGGTGTGGTTGCAACACTGGTTGCGGATGTTAAAACTGCATATCGAGTAACTTAACCTTATGGTTATGTCTGCTATGCAGAATTACTGAAAACATGGGGCAGACTACATGGTTTGCCCCTATTATTTTGAAAGAGAGGTATTTATTATGGCTGAATATACAGCAGTAGCATTACAGACTGTGGCAGCAGGAGCAGACGTTGCCCTTACCGAAACTGCCGTGAACGGAAGTAACTGTATCACTCATAGAGAGGGATCCGGAATTGTAAAACTTAGAGGTATCACTAATCAGTGCCGGGCAAGATTCCTTGTAAGCTATTCCGGAAACATTCAGATTCCCACTGGTGGAACTGTTGGGGAAATTTCCCTTGCGCTGGCAGTAGACGGAGAACCTTTACAGTCCACAAGAATGATTGTAACTCCGGCAGCAGTAGAGAATTTCTTTAATGTTTCTGCGCAGGCTTACATTGATGTCCCTCGTGGATGTTGCAGCACGGTAGCGGTTCAGAACACTTCCACACAGGCTATTGAAGTGCAGAGCAGTAATTTAATTGCCGTTCGTGAAGCGTAGGAGGTGAAAAATCATGGATGTTAAAAGAATGCATGAAATGATTGAAAAACTTTCTGAATGCGCTAAAACGCAGTTTGACAAGGGTATCGACCATGTAGACACTTGCGAAATGGGAAAGGTCATCGACATGATGAAAGACTTATCCGAAGCAATGTACTACCGGGAGCTGACAAAAACCATGCAGGACTATGACCCGGACGAAAACATGGAAATGTTTGAACGTTATGGTGACGGTGGCAAGCGTTTCTACGACCATTACCGCTATTCTGACGGAAGATTTGCACCTAAAGGTCGTGGAACCTACCGCAGAGGGTATGAAGAGCCACCCTATTATCACATGACCCCGGAAATGTATCATCGTGACATGGACAGAGACATGGGGCGTATGTACTACACAGAAACTTCTTCATCCGGTATTCGTGATGCAAGAGAGGGCAGAAGCGGAATGAGCCGTAGAGCCTACATGGAAAATAAGGAACTGCACAAGGCTAATACTTCTGCGGACAAGGAAGCAAAAGTGCGTGACCTGAACACCTACATGACGGAACTGGCAACGGATATGTCCGAAATAATCAATGATGCCACACCGGAAGAGAAGTCTGTCCTTAAAAGCAAGCTGTCTGCACTGGTAACAAAAATCGGATAACACACATAAGGGGCTTATTTAGCCCCTTTTATGTTGGAGGTGGTAAGATGTTCACGATAAATGGAATCGTTTGGAATTTAAGGCTTGTAGAGCCACACAGCACTATGTTAATGCGTTCTGATAATACATACACGTTTGGAATGACAGACCGAAATACACAGTGCATTTATATTTCAAACAGAATCAATGGCTCATTCTTTGACCGTGTTCTCTGCCATGAGTTGTGCCATGCGTTCTGCCTATCCTACAATCTGACTATGGATATTCAGACAGAAGAAATTGTTGCTGATTTTTTGGCTACCTACGGAAGAGAAGTGTTTGCGCTGGCTGATGAACTGATAAGCGGATACATGGAAAGAATGGCATAGAAAAGACCCCTGTTATGGGGTCTCTTCTTTTGTGCAGTCCTCTAAATCTTTCTGAAGAATTTTAGATGCAAGGTCTGAAAGCTGTGGGAAGTAGGTGATTACTTCGGAATTTCTGCACTTGTAGTTTCCGGTCATTGTAATGTAAATTCTTTTTGCTTCATCAAAATTATACGTTCTTCCCAAAACTTCGAGTAAGTGGTGCATATATTCCTTTGATGTAATGTCGTAGCAACGGCAGATGTAGTTGATTTTGCCACGGTTGATGCAGAACCAGTCTGTTTCAAACTCTAATGTCGGCTTTTCCTCGATTGCTGTGGTGGAAGTAGGTGTAGATTGTTTATTTTTCAAGCCTTCAAAATATCCATCAATAAGCATTTCTTGTACTTTCCATGACAATTCATCATTTAACGGCTTTGTGACCATTAAATATCCTCTTTCTGTCAATACAATCAATCCGTTTGGCGCACTAATATTAAAAATTGTTTTGGCTTCGTCCACCTGGAGGACGAAGTAATGTTTATTAAGGACGAAGTACTTTTTATTTCTGTTAAAAGCTTTTCTCGCAGTTCCGCTTGGTCTTTGATGTACTTCATCAATATCCCTAAATGTAACAACCCTCTGACCATTGTATTCTCTAATACTTAACTCTGTTCCCTCAACGTTTACCAGTTCCGTCATATTCTTTCACCAACCTTTCAATTCGTTTCAATTTATCTTTCAGTCTTTCATTTTCAGCTACCACGGCACTGTATGATTCTACCATGTGTTCGTATCGTTCCTTTGGAATGGAAATCAATGTAAAGGTTTTCATTTATTTTTACCTCCATCCACACAAATATTTACCTTGCCATTAGACAGGCACTTGCAAGCGTAAGAAAATCCTGCGATAAAAGCATTCTCTTGAACTGTCCATACTCTCTTGTTTATTGTTCTTTCTATGTCATCAGCTAACTTGTCATTGAGAATTTCATACAATTTTCCGATTACTTCGTCGTAATCATCCCAACTTATGGTGTTATCCTCATTCTGCCACTGGCTATAAATCATTTTTGCAAATTCTTCCATGTGTCATTTCTCCTTTTCTTTGAAAATAGGACACAACCTATCTGTTATGGGGTGGGGAGATAAGCTGTGCCCTATGATTGCAGAGATTTCAAATTTCTTGTCACTGTGCCGTTTTCAGTGACATTATTCGCTACTTGTTCGCTACCGTGAATACGGGTTATTTGGACACGGCATACAGTTACCGAAATCTCTGTTGATTCTCTCTCGGAAAAATGGTATTATAGATTTACCATCTCTTTGAGAGTGTGGCATTAGAACGTTGTGCTAATTGGATGTTGGGACAACGTTCTATTTTTTTTGACCTTTCAAAAACTTAATTCCCTCTCTGATAATCTCTAATATTGAATAACCGGAAGTAGAAGAGAAATTCATTATTTCTTCCTTTTCTTCTTTTGTTACACGAACATAAAGTCTATCATTCATAGGATTGTCGGTTTTAGGTCTGCCTGTGCGTGGTGACATTGTAATCACCTCACTTTCTGTACGCACATTTATAGTATAACAGTACGCACAAAAAGTCAAGCACTTTTTCAAAAAAATAAGAGAGTGGTGTCACTCTCTTGATTTTTCTACAATTCATACTGCGGATATGCCTTTTCCCATACGGACTTGTGATAAGTGTTCACTTCGCCATAATTTGCATCGAATATCTTTTTTACTTCATATCCCATTGTAATTCCGGTAGCTTTCAGCTTTCTCCAGTCAAAACGTTTCCATGATACACCATTCAGTGCCGCAACACGCTTGATAGAGTACCAGTCCTTGGAAGTATCGAGCTGTGCTTTCAGTTCTTCTTCCCTGTCAAGGCTCTCTAAAAGCTGTGCAACGGCATCACGGTATGTCATAGGAACATTCGGTGTAGACTGCTCCAAAGAATATGTTCCGGTTTTGCGAATGGATGGTAGAACTTCATCAGTTACCCATTCAGAGAATTTTTCGGCTTCCGGCTTTCTACTTTGGAAAATTGTTTTATACAAATTGCTTTCGCTTATGAAAGTCATTTCCTGCATACCACCATTTGTAAGGGTGTCCATACTGCATACACCCTTCTGATTAAGACGTTCCTTTACATTCCTACTGTTGGAAATATCCAATATTCTGCATACATCAGCCAGACAAAACATAGGTTCACCATCAACCAAAACAGTTCTCACTTCTCCAAAGTCTTCATTCTTAAATACTTCCAGTTCATTCATTTTCATTACCTCCCGTAGTGTTATATGAGAGGGAAGAAGAGCATAAAAATAAGCCCACTACCCCTGTTACTGTTGGAGTAGCGAACTTCCAATCTTTTTTTGGTCTGTCTTTATTCCGGGTCTTGGTTACAATCTAGGCTGTCTAATCAGCTTTCACTCTCCGGACGTGGTGCAAGACTTCCTAACTGACACATATTATATCATGACGAACGTAGGTTCGCAACATAAAAAATAAGAGCACCCTTTCGGATGCCCTTAAAATTACTCTATATATAATGGCATAAATTCACATTTGTTGTAACCTCTCCATGAATTTGTACTGTATCCTATTATTTTCCCATAAACAGTTATTTTTTCACCACCGGAATAATCTGTTGCATTTAATCCATAATCATTAGAAAATAGTACATTGATTTGCTCTCCCATATAGCTTTCAGTACCTTCTCTCAAAACACAGCATTTTAAGAAATTCCTTTGTAAATTGTATTCTCCAAACATTTCTTGAATATAATCATAATACATATCTTTTGCTCTTAATTCATAAAGTTCTGACACAAAAAGATTTAGTTTTACATCTTTTCCCTCTAAATCATCTTGGGAAAAAAATATATCATCATAGAATAATTCGACACATGATTCCTTATATTCCTCTTCTGATAAAACATTTTCCTCCTCATATTCTCCATAATTTTCATTTTCCATTACATTACTTTCTGATTGCACAACCGTAGGCTCTGTTTTAGAATCTATTTCTTGATTTGTATTTTCTCTTTGATAAGTAGGATAGCTTTCAACTGATTCATCTGGTAATTCAATAGTTTGACTTTCTGTTTCTATTACAGACTCTGTACTTACATTATTTGAAATATTTTTATTTTCCTCATTTTGACCACCTAAAAAATATACAAGAATTACAATTGCAGAAAAAATAATCGAAAACCATGAACCGCTGTGATTTTTATTATTTTTATCACCTTTAACAATGTCAATAATGGCTATAATAATTGCTACTGGAATTGTAAGACCAAGAAGAGTGAACACAACAGATAGTATACTTAATGTGCTTTGTTTTTTCTTCTGTGGTGCATTTTGTTGATTCGTATGTTTCTGATTCTGTTCAATAATGTCAATATCAAATTTAGACATGCAATAATCACAATAACCTATTCTGTGATACACAGGAAGACCTTTCTCATCCGTAGCCACCTGTTCCGGAACAACTCTCATTTCTTTACCACATTTGTAGCAATTCATAATATTTCCCCCTATAGGTTTTATTAAAAATCTCATTTTTTGAGACTTTTTTCGTAAAAATTTTTGGGTCAACCGTTTTCATACCCCCGTAGGTCTGCATTTTCAACCGAAAATCTCGTTTTCAGAGGTTTTTGAAAGAAAAATTTTTCTACAATTTTCGTGCTAAAAATTTTCAATCCCCCCGGGGTAGCACTTTTCAAACTGAAAAATCCGTTTTCAGAGGTTTTTCGCAGATTTTTTCAGACCGATTCAAGGTGTGGAACATCTGCGCACTTCTGCGGTACACGTTTTGGACTTGTCACCGTGTCGCAGCTTTCGCAAGGTCTCCGACTGCAGAAAGCATGGAATCATACGCAGACCGCAACAGCTCCGCAGATTCCGGAGACATACCACCGGCGGCAGTCTCCACCCGTATAACGGTTTCCAGCCGCTCCCCGGCATCCGCTACGCTCTCCATGATATCGTATACATGACCGATTCCCAATTTTCGCATTTTGTATAATCCCCTTGTAATATTTGATTGTACACCAAGACAGCGCAAGCCGTCAATATACCCGTGGATATGATCCGACCGGATCCGGCAGAAGAGCAACGCAAACAGACAGCCAAACGGAAGGGCACGCCAAAAAGACGGTTGCAAGCCGTCTTTAGCTGTTTTCCAGTTCAAAAATCGCCCACCGCATAGCGGATACTGTTTCCGTGTCGTTCTCTCGCTCCGCACGCTCTAACAGCCTATAAAGCCTTTCAAGGTTCTTTTCTTTCATCCTGGTGACCTCCTCTTTTTAATTTTTGGGTAAATTCCACCCATAAAACCGCCGCCGGTAGTGATCCGGCGGGCATCCTCTGCGGCGGCTATTGTTCGCAGTTTATATCTGCAAGCTCTTTGCGTATTTTCTTGATCTCTGCAAGGTATACCGGGTTATCTTTGCAGGCTTCGAGGTTGTCCAGTCGTCTTATTAGTTCTTCTTTTCTGCGTTCGTTTTCGCTCATGGCGTAATACCTCCATATTTTCAATTTTTCCCGTTTCCGGGTAAAAGCAAGCCGGGGAATCGAACCCCGGAAACCGCCGCCGCTTGCCTATGCGTATATTGTCCCTATGTTTTTAAATCTCCACATAGCAACCGCTAAATCCTGGGCGCTACTGATCCAATAAGTGGGCTTATATGTGTATTTATCGCCGTTTTCTTTTTCAAATTCCGCAAGAGTCCACCGCACGCCCTCATAGTGTATAATATGTACAGTTTTTTCTTCATTGTCGGCGATTGCGTGACCGCTATACTTTTCTTTGTTTGATAATACCATTTCGGCAATCGGTAGAAGCGCCTGTGACGCTTCTTTGAAAATTCCATATTCATATTGACAATGAACGTATACATTACATCCTGCGAGGATTTCTTGACTATGTTCGTCATATTCAACTTCCGAGAATTTTTTTGCGATGTTTTCGACTTCCGAAAGTCTAACAATCGGATTTTTTACCGTGATGGAGACTGAAGTGTCATATAGTGCGCTTCTGACTCTTACAGATACGTCTTTACTTGTGAATCCACTTTCTTTCAATGTTTTCCTAATTAGTTGTGACAATTCTTTATTGCTCATCGTGTAGTAACTCATATTAGCCACCCTTTCTTATCGTGCGGTCTGCCATCATCAGAGCCGGGAGACCATCCCACGGCTTACGCTCCAGCGTGGAGCGTTTCGGCTATGCTATGCAGATTTCAAATTCGTTACTTTGGATCTGTTCAAAATCAACTTTTTCAAAAATTCCGATTCCGTAAAAATCAGCGGTCAAATTTCTGAAATGGTCATATTCAAAATCTATATTTTCTCTTTTTAATACCTTTATTGCGTTGCTGTTCTTGCTTCCAGTTACCCATATAAATTTTAATCCGGTTTTTCTCATCTCTGTTGTTCCTCTCTTCTTTTTTAGGTGCCGGTGTTCGCTTGGTAGGTGGTCACCGGCTTTTTTATTTGTTGAGATAACTATATCATGATATATAGCATGTGTCAATACTTTTCTATAAATATTTATATAAAATTTATATGACATGATATATATACAATTATATTGCATTTATATATAAAGTGTTATATAATATGATAAAACAATTTATTAAAGGAGGTTTTTCAGATGGCAAGGACAGCAGATTATACACGCAAAGCAATTAACAATTACCGCAGTAAATTTGATCTTGTACAAATCAGATTACCAAAAGGCACAAAGGACAGAGCAGCAGAATCAGACATAAATATAAATGATATAGCTGTATCGGCTGTATTGGCTTATTTAGACACTTTGGAGAGCCAAGCGGAGAATTTACCGCAAGAGCCGGAAAAGGCCGCAGAAAAGGCAAATACAGAGCGCACAGAGGTAGAAGAGAAAGTTGCATTGATGCAAGCAAACGAAAGACTTCACCAGCTCCAGGAGCAGAGGAGAGCAGAGAGAAAAGCATCAGAACAACCGCAAGTTGTAGAAGCTGAGGAATTTTTAAAAAATATCAATAAATAATTGCAATAATCTATTGACATGTTATATAGCATGATATATAATCAAGATACAAACAAACGAAAGGAGCAAATAAAATGAAAGGAACACCGGAGCAGATCACAGCAAAGAAAGCCGCCCGGATCCGCTCAAACGTCCGGCAGTTCTTCCGGTACTACCGGGAGCAACTGGAAAATGTGGAATCAGAACGGCTGAAAGAATTTAACCGGGCAGAACTCCAAGCACTGGAGACGGTGCAAGCGGAAACGCTCCAAGCACTGGAGAGCATGACAGATTCGGAGTTATTGGCCAGCAAAACCGCATACGGTGACAGGGCACTAATTGACCGGATCACAGCGAGAGCGGAACGGATCAGAAGAACGGGAAGAGCAACAGCATAAACAGGAATTAAGCAGGTGTAACAGCCTGCTTTTCTTGATCTATTTTCACTGTGTTATTTTAACGTGCTAAATTTTGTAGACAAATTGTAGACAAATTGTAGACGCAGATTAAATAAAAGGAGATTAGATAAAATAAAGGTTAGATAAAATAAAAATAAATAAGTGCAGAAAGACATTGTATAACCAAGTATATATAAATACTAGAGCCGACCAGCTACCACCATGTACCCATCTGAAAAAATCACCTGTCTGTCTGTTTAAAAATCCCATTTGTCAAATTTAACCGTATGATATTTTTTAATCGCATGATTTTTATTGCTCAGGATCAGCAGCAGACATACCACAACAGCAAATCGTCAAATGCGTAAAAGGTTGTTGTAGATTTATAAATAGCACTTATGGTATGATAAAAGCAGTTAGGGAGCCGACGTTAATACGGTGCGAGTGACAGCGGTGCAAATCCAACCCCCTCTGGATATGCAGCCGCCTAGATTGCAACCAAGACCACCGGAGCCGACAGACCAGAACCGATCAGAAGTCACTAGCTGATCACTTTTGTAAATTTATGTTTTTGCTTGATCTGTGGAGGAGATCAAAAAACATGGGTTTATTAAGTGATGCTTAGTGATTTTTTTATTGCAGATTTTTAGGAGGTACAGAGCGGTGCAGGACGTCAGAGAGATTCCAAACATTGACGAGATTAAAAAAAATATTCGTAAATACTTTGACGATTATTGTGCAGCTTATGACATCGATGACATGAGATCACAACGGCAGCCAGTTTTTAATGGTGCTATGCAATATATATATAATAATTATATAAGACCTAGCAATGTATTAAAAGATATACCCCAAAACGTAGTGGATAATAGTATTAACCAAATGCTAACTAACTACAATGCGTACAATATAGATCTACTGTATGAGGTTTATTTATATCTTAGAGAGTTAGCCAACGCTTATGATATGACTGCTACAGCTGATACATTTAAGATATTAACAGGGATATCTAAACAGGCTTTGAGTGCTTGGAGGACTAAATCAAGTACATCGAGCATGGACGAGGTCAGAAAAGCTTTTGTAAATTGGTTAGATGATGCAGATTGTGATCAGCTTGTTGCTTTTAATCTGCGGAATGCTCTAGGAGCAACGGAACGATTAAACAACGACCACGGGAGAAAACAGACCACACAACAAGAGATTGTGCACAAGATAACCAGGACAGCCGACCAACTGCCACGATTAGACACAGATTTTGGACAAAATAAATCAATATTGACCGATTCCGGAGTGTATGACGATAATACATCAGATGCAAACGAGTAGCAACAAGTGCTGAAACGTGCAGAAATACTAGATAGTTAAAGATGTAACAATAAACTATTCCATAAAGACGTGTTTAACGCATAGTTGAAATAGACCGGGGAGGGGGTCTGACAGAATCAGCGAACAGCCCCTACTTAGTCCCTCAAATTTCCTCAAAAATAAAAAAGACCAATTAAGGAGAATAGCCGTGATACCATTCATTCAAAAAGATAAGGCTATTACAAAGGCTAGAAGATATTTTAAAAGATATGGATATCGTGTAGTTGGCAGTAAGACCACTAACGCCTATGTGTATGTAAAAGCTGTCAGCTATTTAAAAAATCCGGTTATTGGGAGAGCAAGTCTCAATACGGGCACAGTGGTAGCAATACTGAATGCAAATAGCTGCCCGGTAGAAATCACAGATGGAAAATACGATTAACAGGAGTAAACGCATGATTTTTTTTACTCGTTATGCTATTTTGGATTTTATATACATTGCAGGCTCCTTGGTGGATGTATTTGCTATTGATCCTCCTGGGGATATGTGGAACTAAGGATTGAGGTTATAGCTTATGCAGATCTACGGAAAAGAGATTAAAGACGAATGTTCAAAATGCGGTGAAGTCCTGCAATGCGAATTGTTTCTGCAAGGTCATGGGATTAAGAGAGACCGTGAAAATGTTACGGAAATGGTTAGCTGTCAGATGAAGCACCAAAAGAGCAGACTTGATAAAGAGCCTAAAGAAGATTTGCCAGTTAAGGAGAAATGCGAATTGCCGCCGGAGATTAAAGAGATTTACACAGAGGTTTGGAAAATTCATAAAGAGTGTGCTAATCCGAAAACGGATGATGATTGGTCGTATCTTATTCGGCAAGGCAATCTGCTGATTAAAATGCACAACAATAGCCAGTTTGCTAAAGCACTGGTAATGGCAATGATAGATGAAATTGAAGGAAGGACGAAGAAAAAATGCTTGGATTCATGATTTTAAAAATAATGACAACATTGGTATTGACAGTTTTAGCAATATCCGGTGCATGGTATGCTCCAAAACAGAAAACAGCATCAGACGGAGTAATTTTCTTCGCGTTTGCAATGTTCCTTGCGTTTGGAATAACTTTTATGTGGGTATAGCCTATGTGGTTACCGGAGATTATGCGAATTATCCCATATCACATCGTTGAATGGTTTAAATTCATAAAGCCATTGTTATTGCCGAATATCCGGTGTTGTGTTGGCATTGGATATGTGGCAGAGAAATCAAGGCATCAAGAGTGTATGTAGCCTGTGTGTGGGAAACGAAAAATGGAAATATGCGTTCGACAACACCAAGTTTTTCAAAGTACTGTACACAGGCGTGACAATTAAGCAATATAGGGTGTTTCACGAAAATAATCTGGGAGCAGATGGTCTCTCTCCCAGAGTTTAGGGCTATCGCCAAGCGGTAAGGCACAGCACTTTGACTGCTGCATTCCCAGGTCCGAATCCTGGTAGTCCTGTTTCGCAGATGTTTTCTTCTTTCGGTCTTTGCCATCTGCGAATTGTCTTCCATACTTTTCCATTGGAGACACTCCTTTCACCTCATAGCGGAATGCTGTTAAGAGCCGTCGCAAGGCTCGTGAGGGTTTAACCGGTTTATGATAGCCCGGTTTTCGCGGAATACCGTTGTAGGTTTTAATCCGTGGGTTGTCAGTAAAGACATTAAAATCCCGCACAGCCATTGCGGACATAAAATTGGCGTAGGAGGTTGGGTCGCTCCCAACTAGCAGGTAACTGGCGGATGCCCTGCGAAAATAAAAATAGCCATAAGTGTTGCGCTGCGTCAGCGCCTTAAATGTAGGCATACAGCTTATGGAAACGCACATGATCGGTTAGTCAAGTGGTAAGACACCATCCTTTCACGGTGGTAACGCGAGTTCGAATCTCGTACCGATCACTGGGATGTAGCTCAAATGGAGAGAGCAGTGTCCTTCTAAGGCATAGGCTGTGGGTTCAAGTCCCATCATCCCAATAGGTGTTGTTGCAAGTACACTCCGAGTATGCTTATTACAGAAGCATAGGGGATAAATACACCGGTTAATGTTTATCTCATGGGAACTTGATAGAGCCGCTTGCGGCTGACTAAAAGATCCTTGGGCAGAGGAAAACCAAGTAAAAAACCTCCCCTTGCAGATATGGTGTAATGGTATCACAGTAGCTTGCTAAGCTATCCAGCAGAAATGCTGTCAAGGTTCAAGTCCTTGTATCTGCGCTAACTTACGACAGGGGTGAACCTTGCCGTAAGCGGTAGAAAGTCCGCATGAAATTGTACAAAGTAGTGGCAAATGCAATTTCGGATATAGCAGTTCCACTACACTGCTATATTTGCCGTATGTCCGGGTGGTGAGGGAGCGGTCTTGAAAACCGTTGGCTGTAAAAGGCTTGCAGGTTCAAATCCTGTGTACGGAGTTTATCTTTATCTCCACTTAGTCTGGCACTACTGCAATAGTTCAGGTCGATGGGAGATGTATGGATAGTAGTTGCTCATTATCGGTTAACGAAAAACACTTCTGTGAGTAGAATTTGCAGATTCAAAAGCAGTCGAGCCTTGTTTGGGTCGGGTGGGTTCAACTCCCACGGCAACTATTCCCTGTCTAAAACGTAAGCCACATACGTTTAGCGAAAACGAAGCCTATGAAGTAGAGAACAGACAAGACTGTGAGATTGTGGATAGTCAGTGACAAGTAGGCGGTGCACATTTGGTTATGGCAAGCGCAAGCCATAAAAGGTTTTACGGTGCGATTCCCATGTATAGCTTCAGTGGTAGAACAGCATCCGCATAGGATGTTTGTCGGCGGTTCGATTCCGTCTGCATGGGTTACGGAGGATATGAGGATGAATGGATTGAAAGATTATCAACCACAGACAGAAGCATTACGAAATTTTGGCATAGATGTTTCAAAAGAAGCGGTAGATAAGTACGCTTTGGAAAATTTTGGAAGGATACCGCAAAATTTTATTGAAAGAGATTTCACAAGAAACTGTAAAGTGATGGAAGAAAGCAGAAAGGTATTTGATAAATGAAAAAGTCACGTTCTAAAATCATTATTAAGACAAGAAAAGGTGGATACACCAAGATATACGCAAACGGCAAGTGGCAGAAGAAAGTATACAACATAAATTTCCATGCGGACTGCATCGGGAATTTTATAAATACGATATGCACTTTTGATAAATACAAAGCGGACAAGAACGGTTCTATTTTGTATGACAAGGAAACGTTGGAAACAATGGTAGAGCATTGTGAAGCGAGGTTTTAATCATGTGTGAATTTTGCGAAAAGTGGCATGATAAAAATACAATCTGCGGAGCTGACATAAAAATTCATAAATGCGCAAATGAAACAAATTTGACATATGCACAGATTATGAAGAATACCTGCGATAAAGTGCCAGGTATCGTGATTTATAAAGGATGTAAGGCAGCAGGCTACTTTGATATTTCATTTTGCCCGATGTGTGGTAGAAAGTTGGTGTAGGAATGAAAGAAACTATTTTATATATTTCTAAATCAGAACAGGATATACGAAGTTTTCTGAAATATCTTCAATCAAAATTGGAAGCAGAACAAAAGGAATGCACCTTAGATGAAAAACACGATATTTTAAGAGTACCAAATTATTACGATATTGTCGGGAAAAGTATTTACGGCAATAGACTTGGGACAGGATATGGATATTGCAAATATTATTGTTTTTCAGAAGCTTATGACAAAGAAAAATACAGCGATATGGAAAATGAAAAAGTTAAAGAAATTCTTATACACACAAGAGAGGGTGCAGAGGAAATATCTGAACTTAAAATTCTGTATATGTTAGGTTTGGTTTGAAAGGTTGGTGGAGGAATGAAGCCATTAGAAGAAATATTTTTCAGAGCTTGCGTGAATGAGCAGAAAAGAAAATTACATTCTAGTGATCGGGAATTGAGCATAAGAACTATTGGTAATATTTTTGAAAGGTTTGGATTTTCGTACAAGCAGTTAATGTATTATGTCAGAAAGTGGTCTGACAAGGGATTTTATAATTATGGAGTGACGCTTGACTTAGGCTGGTTTGAATTTGACAAGCTGACCGGAGAATATAAGCAGATTTATGATTATATGACAAGTACGGACGGATGGAAAGATGGAGAACTTGCAAATTATATTGTCAGTAATTCGTTTAATCGGGAAAGGATAACAAATTTTGCATTGAAAAAGCATCTTGGAATTGAAAAAGATGAGGACTTCTTCAATCCATACAAAGAGGGGTAACTAATGAAACATCAGAAAGAATGGCACACTTGCGATAGGTGCGGAGTAGAAATAAAGAATACACTTATCAGAAAAGGAAGAATGAACATTAAGACAGAAGTGCAGGAAAGATTTTGTGAGGTTTATGAAGAATGAAAATAACGGAAATGAATAATTGCATTGAAGAAATGCGTAAGTGTTATAACTTTAATGATGATAAGACTGAAATAAGGCTTGGGGATATGATAAGTGGCTTTGATAAATATGTAACTGTCTGTACACGTGATGAAAATGGAACACAGATTGAAATGACAAGACATGCAGACGAATTAGAATAAACAAAATCACCGGCTAACAAACGGAGTTAGTCGCTAACCTAGAAAAATTATAGGCAGAATCCTATAAGGCACTTCTGCCACAAGCGGAGGTGCTTTTTCTTTTGGCGAGTCAGAGCCTTATATCGGCAGTAAACAGCTATGACAATTACATACAGCGCAAGGGAATTGATGAACAGGTCATTGATGCGTATATAGAAGCCTGCAGAGTGGCTATAAATGGCGAAAAGGATATAACTTATGGCTTACAGATAACAAACCGTTCTAAAGGCATTGTAGAGCGTTTCTGCATGGAAAGAACCGGAGGAACCATATGGGATTTGGAAAAGTATTCCTTCACAAACAAGACGCACTATTCTCTGACAGATAAATTGTACGATGTTCTTTTACTAGAAGCACAAAATAAGGTTGTGGACAGTGCCTACCGATACTTGGAAAAGAAAAGAGAACCTAGAGAGCGGTTCTATATGCCACGTAGAAAGCAATTTCTAAAAATCGGTCTAATGGATGCCATTCAAGGCATGATTGATGATATATACGACATCCTCTGCGTGTCTCTTATCCCTGGTGCTGGAAAAACCACGGTCGAGAAAATGCTAAATGCATTGGTTGCCGGATGGTTTCCGAGAGATTTCAACCTTTTTTACTCTCACAGTGGAGATATTACACGTATGTACTATGACGGTGTGTACGATATTTGCACAAATTCTGAAGAGTACACTTGGAATGAAATTTTCCCAAATCTTTCTGTTACCAGTACTAACGCAAAAATGGAGCAGTTTAACATCGGCAAATATAAACCATTTCCATCCGTTCAGTGCACATCCGTAGGAAGTAAAAATGCTGGTAAGGTACGTGCATCAAAGTTTTTGTTCGTAGATGACATGATCGGTGGCATCGAAGAAGCTATGAATCCTATAATTTTGGATAAACTGTGGGACAAGTATGCGGTAGATGCAAGACAAAGAAAGACACAAGATACTGACGGAAAGAATTGCAAAGAGATCCATATTGCTACCAGGTGGAGCGTAAACGATGTAATCGGTAGGATCCAAAATATGTATGAAGGGAATCCGAGAGTAAAAGTAATTGCGGTTCCGGATATTGACCCAAAAACAGGATTAAGCAATTTTGACTACGAATTTTCCGGATTTACGGTTGCTTTTTTTGAAGATCAACAATTACTCATGGATGAAATCTCTTATAGGTGTCTTTACAAGCAGGAGCCTATTGAACGTGAGGGATTGTTATTCCCGGAAGAAAAAATCAGACGTTATCTTAATCTGCCACATGGGGAACCGGAAATTATTACCGGGCAATGCGATACCAAGGGAAAAGGAACCGACTTTTTTGTTCTTCCGGTATTGCAAAAGTACGGAGAAGATTATTACTGCGTGGATGCTGTTTGCGACAATACTGCGGATTATGAGATGCAGTATGAAAATGCTGCAAATGTACTTGTTAATAATAAAGTGCAAGAGTGCGAATTTGAGCGTAATGCCGGCGGTGACCGTGTGGCAATGGAAGTAAATAAGCGTGTAGAGAGTAAAGGATGGATATGCAACATCACAGACACACCGACAGAGACAAACAAAGAAGCAAGAATTTTTCAGTGCTCTAACTGGATTTTGCAACACGTAATATTCAAGGATCCATCATTGTATAAGCCTAACGAACCATACGGTGTAATGATGTCGTTACTGAAAAGGTATTCTGTTTCAGGAAAAAAACAGTTAGATGATGTACCGGATGTATTTTCAAACTTTGCATTGCGAATTACAAACGGAAACAGGGTAGCAAAAGTAGAAGCAATTCAAAACCCATTCTCTTTCGGACGGAGGTATTGATTATGGTGACTAAAGAGGTTTTATCTCAATACATAGATTTACAGGAAGAAATCAAAGAAGTACAGCAGAAGATTAAAAAACTTGAATCGGATATCAGAAAAATTGAATCGGATGGGAATGTTGTTGACAGCGTATCAGGTGGATGCGGCGGCACTGAACATTTTCGTATTGAAGGATTCCCTTATCCGGAGTACAGCAGAAAACGGACACTGCTTTATTCCAGAAAGGCTACTTTACAGCTTTTAGAGGACGATTTACTGCAAAAAAATAATGAAGTCGAAGAATTTATTGCAAGCGTTCAGGACAGTCGTATAAGACGAATCATAAATTTACGATTTATTGAAAAATTATCATGGAACAAGGTTGCTGATAGAATCGGTGGTGGAAACACAGAGGATAGCGTAAGAAAAGCATTTGATCGTTATATGGCAAATTAAAATAATACGGAGGTATAAACAATGCAAATTATTAAAGAAATAGTGTTAATTGTGCTGTGCCATTTATTTGGAGATTATGTATTACAATGTGACTTTATTGCATCAACGAAAGGGAAAAATTGGTATCATTTATTTGTGCACTGTGCATTATACTGCCTTCCTTTTCTAATTGTTTTTGGGTGGACATGGCAGTTGCCGATAGTTTTTGCAACACATTTGATTATTGATCCATTAAAAGCGAGATGGAATAAAATTACGTATGCACAAGACCAAGTTTTACATTATTTGGTTGGATTATTATATTTAATCTGAACAAACTTGTCCGATATGTCCGATTTTTCCGTGATACTATTAAGATGCAGAAAGATTCCAAGATATTTTTCATTTCCTCCTCAGATTATGTGAAGACTCCAGAAGTACCGCTCTTATCAGCAAGGGCGGTATTTTTGTGCGCAGAAAAGAGGTATTTATGATTTTTAATCAAAAAATTAGAGTGTACTGTCCGGGATGCGGACGGTTGGTCGGTGAATGCAGTTCAAAATCACACATCGACAAGACATATAAGTGCCGGAATTGCAATAAAATGGTTGTTTACCATACGGAGACCGGAGAACGTGAGATCAAGAAACTTCCAAAAAGAGACCAGAGCAGCGGAATGACATTTATGTAGGTGAAAATATGAACACTATGAAATTTCAAGACCTTGTAAAGGGTTGTCACGGTAGAAAAATTGCATATACGGATGTGGAGCAGATAACCGAAGACAACATTGTAAAGGTTATTGGCGATTGCATCGGTGTTTTTAATTACAATAAGTCAGTTATCAAGTACTTGTGGGAGTACTACAAAGGAGATCAGCCGGTACTATACAGAACAAAGTTGTCAAATGAGGATATAACGAACAAAATCGTTGAGAATCATGCTTATGAGTGGGTACAGTTCAAGGTCGGTCAGACTTACGGAGAGCCTATTCAGTTTGTCAGCAGAAAAGATGATGAAGCTGTAAATAAGGCAGTAGATGAACTGAATGATTACTTAGCAGATGCAAATAAGCATGAGAAAGACATAAAAGCTGGTGAGTGGCAGTCGGCAACCGGAACATCATTCAAAGCTATTCAGATTGTGAATGGAGATGTGCCTATCCGTGTGGTTGCACCTAATCCTCTGAACACGTTTGTTATTTACAACCGCAGTTCCGAAGAACCGATTTTGGCGGTACAGGAATTAAAAAATGAAAATGGCGAGTGGTACAAACTCTGCTACACGGAATCCCATGAATGTAAGATAAAAAACAGTGCGGTTGTTCCTGATACATGGAAACTTCACGGATTTGGTGGAATACCGATTGTAGAATTTCCGAATAACCATGAGCGGTTGTCTGATATTGAACTTGTTATAGATCTGTTGGATGCAATCAATAATACGCAGTCGAACAGAATGGATGGTATAGAGCAATTTATCCAGGCGTGGTACAAATTTGTAAACTGTGAAGTTGATGAAGAACAGTTCAAAAAAATGAAGATGAACCATGCATTGGTTGTAAAGTCCATTAACAAGGATAACAAGTCTGATGTTGATGTGATGTCACAGGAACTTGACCAAACGCAGACACAGGTATCCAAAGACGATTTAACAGACAGCGCACTTTCAATTTTGGGAATACCGAACAAACAAGGAAACACTGGCGGTGATACGCAGGGTGCGGTTGAGCTGAGAAACGGATGGGATTTTTCAAAATCAAGAGCAAGGCTTAAGGATCCGGTTGTTAAGACAGCAGAGAAGAGACTGGCCAAGGTTGCGCTGAATGTTATTCGCATTAAGAAAGAGGATCTGAAAATCACTCTTAGAGATTTTGATGTGCAGATTAACCACAGTCCACAAGATAATATGTATACCAAGTCGCAGACATTACTGCAACTTCTGCAGTGTGGTATTCATCCGCTTATTGCAATCAAAACGGTTGGACTTTGGGGAGATTGCGAAAAGACTTTCAACCTTTCCAAACCTTACCTTGATGCTCTGTGGAAAACTGCTGACATTATCAACATGGAAGAGCAGATGGCAAAAGCACAAGAAATTGTAAAACAAATGCAAAATAAGACAGTTGCCTAGAAATAGGTAGCTGTTTTTATTTTATAAAATTTGCAGCTATGCGGTAAATAGCAGAGACTCAGCAGGAGCGACCTGCGGTAACAAAAGCGTGAGTTTAACGGAGGTAATTTATGACACGAGAAGACGTATTAAAACTTTTTCCCGAAGCTACGGACGAACAGATTACAAATCTTTTGAATCAGAACAATTCGGAAGTTGCAAGAGAAAAAACAAAGGCAGGACAATACAAGGCTAAGGCTGATAGTGCAGATGAGTTACAGAAAAAGCTTGATGAACTTGAAGCCGGAAATCTTTCTGAAATTGAAAAAGCTAATAAAGCTTTGGAAACTGCAAATGCAAAAATCGCAGAACTTGAAAAGACACAGGCTATTGCGGCACAGAGAAGCAATGCGGCATCCAAGTTTAACATTTCTGCTGAACAGGCATCACAGGTTATCAAGGATGACGGCAGTTTTGACTACGAAGTACTCGGAAAAATTATCTCTGATAAAGAGACTGCTGCGGCACAGGCTAAAGAGCAGGAAATCGCAAACGGAACCACAAATCCGGGCGGTGGTAGTGCTGGCGGCAATGATGGAACTGAAAGTAAAGGTGCTGAAATGGCAAAGAAATATAATCAGCGCTATGTAATCGAACAGTAAGCAAGGAGGTATAAACGTTATGGCTTACATGAAAACCACTACTTACACTTCTGGTGTAAACATTTTAGCAAGTGAAGTCGGACTTGTGTTAAAAACCTTTGAGGGAACACAGGCAATGGCAACACAGGTAGATGATAAGAAGATTATCAAGGCAGGAACTGTGGTTCCAACAAATAACGCTTCTGCAAAAGGAATTGTCTTTGAAGATGTTGATATTACAGATGACGAAAAGAAGCCTATTTCTGTAATTATTGCGGGTCGTGTTATTAAGGCAAATTTGCCTGTTGCAGTAGATACCAATGCCGAAACCGCACTTAAAGCAAGCGGCATTTACTTTGATTAAATTACGGAGGTAAGAACAGTATGCCTAGTGTATTAACAATGATTACAGACAAAGATAGATTGGATTTTTCCCAAAACTATTCTATCGCAAGAAATTATGTAGGTGATAGACTTTTTCCTGACGTTAAGACAGAAAACCTTGAAGCAGAGTACGAAAGACTTTCCGAGGGAATGGATCTTCCTACCGCAGCAATGGTACACGCATTTGATACCGAGGCTGCTATTGGTGTAAGACCTGGATTCGAAAAAGTAAGCGTAGAAAAGCTGCTGATTAAGGAAAAAATCAACCAGTCTGAAAGATTACGCCAGTTGCTGAATCATGGCGTAAGAGAAAGCAACCTGATTGACTATGTATATGACGATATGGGTCGGCTGTCTGATTCTGTAAAGACAAGAACTGAAATCGCAAAAATGGAGGTTATGTCTACTGGTAAGATGACCATTAACGAAAATGGTCTCAATTTTGCTATTGACTTTAAAGTAAATAAGTTCAAGGCACTGAAAGGCTGGGAAGATCCTACCCATGATATCCTTGGAGATATTGCAGACATGGTTCAGATGGCTCTTGACAAAGGATATGTTGTCAATACTGCACTGACTTCCACCAAAATGCGCTCTTATATGCTTAAGAATGAAGGAATCATGAAAGCTATTAAGGGAGTTAATTTCGTTGGAATGGCAATTACTCAGGCAGAAGTGTCAAATCTGTTACTTAGCCTGTATGGTCTGAACATGGTAATTGATGATGATATGTACGGAATTGCCAACAAGGAAAATACCACAAGAACTCCTAAGAGATTTTTACCGGATAATGTATTTACTCTTTATGCATCTACTGGAAACGGAAAGATTGGTACTGGACTTTGGGGCGTAACTCCGGAAGAAGAAAAAGCAAGTGCATTTACAAGCCTGTCCAAAAAGCAATTCATTACTATTTCCCAGTGGGCAACTCCCGATCCGGTTGCTGAGTGGACTAAGGCTAGTGGCGTGTTTATTCCTGTAATTCCTAACCCTTATGGAATCGTAATCGGTACACTGACAGAGGGAGAAGCTGGACTTGATACTCTGGTTGTAAACAGTGCAGCAAGTTCTTCTGACACTGGTTTCACCAAAATTACCGTAAGTCCTTCTAAGGGCTCTAATAATTCTTACAAGTACAAGGTAGCGGATGATTGCAAACTTCCTCCTTATCTTGGAAACGTCAAGACTTACGCAACCTGGGACGGAACTTCCGAGATCGAAGCACAGACAGGAAAAGAAATTATGATTATCGAATGCGATCCTAATTACAGAGCAGTAAAGGCAGGTATTACTACGGTAACTGCAAAGGATGAATAAGAGGTAGCACATGGCAGAATATACGACTTTGGAGCAAGTAAAAATTCGTCTGAAACAATTTCATATTGATTCTGAAAGCTCCGAGGTCGTGTTTGATGACCTTGAAGATAACCCTCTGATTGAGCAACTTATCAGTCAAGCGAAAGCTGACATTGTGGCAAAGAGAATGTACCCGGACAGCTACACGGATGAAAAGATTGAAGAGGATTTGAAGCGGTTCGAGAGCGTGATTGTGAACGTGGTTGTGTATGACCATTCACAGGCTGGAGAGAACTTCATGGCTAATTACTCTGAAAACGGTGTTTCGAGAACATGGAGAGACCGTGACAGTCTGTTCGTAGGTGTGTTCCCATTTGCCAAAGTGCTGTAAAAGAAGATTGTGCGTGACCATATTGCTGGTGTCAGCAATATGATTGCAGGCGGCACACTTTAAGGGTGGTGGGCGGTGTGCCAACAATAAGTAACAGGAGATATGAAATGAAAGATTTTTTATTACAGACATACACTATTGTATTGCCTATTTTATTAGGATATATTGTCTGGCTCCTTAAACAACAAAAGAAGGACAGAGATGCAAACAGTAAGGGAACAATGCTTCTTTTGCGTGTTCAACTTATTGAGTATCACGATAAGTACATGAAGTTGGGAGAAATTCCCAGTTATGCGTATGAGAATTTTGTGGAGATGTATAATGCGTATCATGCGTTAGGCGGAAATGGAATGGCTACCAAAATGTACGAGGAAATCAAAGAAATCAGATTGAAGAATGGAGGTAAAGAATAATGGATTTTTCACAGGTAGGAACTTGCGTTGCAATCGTGGTTATTTGCTATCTTGCCGGTATTGGAGCGAAGCTTATTCCGGTTATTAAGGATAATTACATTCCGGTTGTTGTCGGCATTGTCGGTGGCATTCTCGGAGTGGTAGGAATGTATGTCATTCCCGACTTTCCGGCAAATGATATTCTGAATGCTATTGCGGTCGGCATTGTTTCCGGTTTGGCAAGCACTGGTGTAAATCAGATTTACAAACAGGTAAAGAAAGATGCTTGAAGCAAATAAGCAAAAAATGAAGTATTCCAAACAGGGTGAGAAAGTCACAATCTACGACCGTGACGAAAATGGAAACATTAAGTACATCGAGGTTGACGGTGAAAAGATTCCGGTAGTTTTGAGAGAAGCTATCGGATTTTCTGAACCTGTTCCTTTTTCTGCTAATATCAGCAACAAACTGTCGGAAGTACTGGTAAAGGAATTTGGTATTGATGATTCGAGTTCCTATTGTCAGATTGTGACCGATAAGGGATATTTGCCGATTAAAGAAGGAGACATTGTTTGGAAGAAATCTGATGTGGGACGAGATAGTGATGGACTGGTTGACGATAAGACAGCGGACTACGTTGTAAAAGGTGTAGCTGATGAAGGACTTACAGTTGACCTGTTTTTGCTTCAAAAGACGGTAAAGTGATATGGGGAAAACAATTGAAATAAATCTATTCAGTGACAAGTCCATACAGAACGCTATTAAGGCTCTTAGAGACTACGAAAACAGCTTGACCTATAAATGTAGGCTACTAGCTGAAACTTTGGCAGAAAACGGTGTAGAGATTGCTAGAGTACAGATTGCAGACCTTGACGCTATCTTTACTAGCGAACTGATACAGAGTATCCACTCTGAATATGTTGGTTCGGTAAAAGGCGGTGGAATCTGGGCGGTTGTTGCCGGAACAGACCATGCGGCATTTGTTGAGTTTGGGACTGGAATTGTCGGACAGAAATCACCGTACAAAGGAAAGTTACCCGAAGGTGCCACATGGCAATATGCAAGCGGAAAAACCATACGGCAACTTGCAGACGGTAGATACGGTTGGTTTTATCCGGCTGATGATGGCAAGTGGTACTTCACCGAAGGAATGCCTTCAAGACCATTTATGTACCTGACTGCAATAGAAATTCGTGAAATTGTATTACAGACAGCAAAGGTGGTGTTTGGAAATGGCGGTTAATGAATATCAATGGGTATCAGACTTTAAAGTCAAGATTGCATCATACTTGAAAATGAAAATACCGCAGAGCCATCCTAAAGCGTATGTAACGGACAAAAGCAAGGATTTGTCAGAACCCACATTCCCCACAGTTTACTTTCATGCTATGCCGTTCACAGAGACAGGACAAGACCTTGAAGGACGGTCTATCAATGGAATCACAGCATCATACCAGGTGGATGTGATAACCAACAAAAGTCAAGAAGAAGCCGAAGCTATCATGGCTACGGTTGCCGGACTTTTCAAACGTTTGCGATTTCAGATAACTTCCATGCCGGAGTTTAGCAATACTTCGCAGAACACATACAGAAGCACAGCACGGTTCAGAAGAAACGTAGATGCTGATGATATATTGTAACTATTGACAGAGCCTACTGGCTCTATTTTTTTATGAAAATTTGGAGGTAAATATGGCTACTGGTTTAAAATCAAGAATTGCCTATAAAGAGCCTAGTTCTAGTGCTGCTGCTGGTGAATACTGGGCAGGAACGTACAAATTGCTTATGAGAGCAAAAAGTATTCCTTCTCCGTTCGGAAGTCAGAACATGGTGGATACTTCTACACTGGAAGATTTGGTCGAAACACAGGAAATGGGTCGTAGAGCAGCTAACAGTATGGAAGTGCAAGGGGCATTTGAGAAAAAGTACAAGGATGAAATGGTGACAAACGAGGGCAAGAAGCTGGACTTTATCATCCTTTACGGAACCGACGGAAAAGGCTCGGAGGGAATTTGCGCATTTATCGGTCAGGAAAGTTTTGCACCGGACGAAGCAACAGACGATCATCTGACTGGAACTGCTACGATTGCACAGGCTACTGTGCCGAAGTGGATTGAAGATAATTACACTGTTGCAGTAACAGAGGATGAAAACGGTTACCCCACAGCAATTACGCTAACAAAAAAATAGAAAGTCAGTCAGAAACAAATAACACTGCCGTGGCTGACTTTGATGAAACGGTAGATAAACCATTGATTTAGCAAAAGAGAGCCGTCTTCGGGCGGCTCCTTTCCAACAAAATGTTGGGGAAAGGATATTTTTTTATGAAGAAGATTTTAGTTAATGATGTTGAATATACTTTAGAGTTTGGATTCGGTGCTGTGGAGTGCAAGGATTTGATTCAAAAGATGTTTCTTATGCTTTCCGGTGGCTATGTAGCTAAAAAAGCAAAAAATGTACAGAATCCCACACCAGAAGAAATTGTAGATGGTAGCGGATATATGCTTGCAGAATTTCCTCATGTATGCAAAACGGCTTTTTATGCAGGACTTCTTGAAAACTATGAAAATATTACACCGGATGAATCCAATGCTTTAATGAAAGAATACATGAAAGCAAACGGTCTGTCTTTTGTGAAGTTGTATGGAGAACTGACAGACTGTATGAAAGAAGACGGTTTTTTCGAACTGTCGGGTCTGACGGAAATGATGACGCAGACCAAGGAAGAGATGGAGAAAGAGGACAGCAAGGTAACGAAGATGCCAAAGGATCACAAGAAGAAATCGACTGGCACAAAATAATATGGGAAGAATATTTTCCATTTGCTTTTTCCATGGGAATTTCGATAGAAGAGTTCAAACATCTGAATCCTAAGAAATTAGAGTGGTGTTACAAGGGATATAAACTCAAAAAAGAGGAAGAAGATAGGAATTCATGGCAACGGTGGGGAGATTATGGAATATCTGCATTAATCGTTGCAATAGACCATTGCTTACATGGGGACAAAGCAAGAGCTACTTATGTTGAAAAGCCTATTTCAGAAAAGATAGCACATGATAATGAGCCTAAATATAAGGAATCTAACGAAGAAATTGCAATATGGGAAATGAAGAAGAGAATTAAAGCATTAAGAGAGCAAGGATTACCGGAAAGTCCGGATTAAGGAGAAACAAGCATGAGTTTAAAAGGAATTGATGTGTCCGCATACCAGGGGACGATTAACTGGTGGGCGGTAAAACAGAACGGAATTGATTTCGCTATTCTGAAAGTCATCCGTAAGGATTTGAACCCGGACAAGAAGTTTGAGGAGAACTGGAAAAATTGTGAAGCATACGGAATGAAAGTGCAAGGCGTTTATAACTACAGTTATGCTACCACTGTGGCAAAGGCACGATCAGATGCTAAGAGAGTGCTTGCTATTCTTGGAAGCCGTAGGCCTATGGTTTGGATGGATGTTGAAGATGCCGTGATGAAGAATCTTGGTAAGAATCTAATTTCAATTATCAATGCTTACGGCAAGGTAATCACCGATGCAGGATTGGCATTCGGTGTATACACTGGGGAAAGTTTTTATAATACCTATATCAAACGCTATGGCGGCGTGAGTTATCCAATGTGGATTGCACGGTACGGCAAGAATAACGGCAAGTGTGATGTGAAGTATCAACCGCAAGTACCGAACATGGTAGGCTGGCAGTATACTTCTAAAGGTCGTGTAGGCGGCATTGTAGGAAACGTGGACATGAATGTATGGTACAAGGAATTAGAAGCCGTACAGGGCACTACGGAAGCATACAGCAACCCTTACACTGAACCGACAAGACTGTTGAAGAAAACAGTTCCTTGCATGAAAGGTGATGATGTGCGGTGGTTACAATTCGCACTCATTCATCATGGCTGTTTATCTGCGGTGAATGCAAAAGGAAAGAGCAACATTGACGGATTTTTAGGTAAAGACACAGCAACGGCAATCGGAGTATTCCAAAAGAAAGTCGGAATCAAGGTTGATTACAAGTGCGGTGCGGTTACGAGAGAATATCTTAAGAAATAATTTTAGGAACGGTAGGTGTCACAGCTTACCGTTCTTTTTATGTGTAAAGGCGGTGCGGTATGGCAGATATTGATTCTTTGCAGATTAAAATAAAAGCGGATGCAACTAGCGCAAGTAACGCACTGAATAAACTTGCAAATAGCCTTACAAATTTTCAGAAAAGTTTGTCTATTGATACATCAAAACTGACAAGTATTTCCAACAGCATACAGAGTATCGCAAATGCCGCAAATTCCATGAATACGAGCGGCATTAAGAATATCTCCATACTGACAAATTCCATTAACAGAATGGGGAAAATAGATACAAGCGGATTAAGCAGAATTTCTTCTGCACTGAAGACTTTTTCTGCTGATATGGCAGGAACAAAAGTAGATGGAATAGGGGATATTGCAAGTATTGCATCTTCTATCTCAAAACTTGGCGGTGTAGCATCCGGCAGAGCAATCACGAACATTCCTTTACTGGCAAAGAATTTGAAGCAGTTATTTACCACTCTGTCTACCGCACCGAACGTAAGCGAGAACATTATACGCATGACAAATGCACTGGCAGGACTGGCATCTACTGGTGCGGCATCCGGGAGAGCGGCAAACTCTTTAGGACGAAATCTGAACACTTATACGGCAAGCGCAAAAAGAGCCACGAAGAGTACATTCAGTCTTGCAGCGGCTTTCGGAAGATTCTACGCAACATATTTCCTTGTTATCCGTGGAATTAAAAGTCTGTGGAAGTCCATAGAGGGAACTACGGACTATATCGAAGCATTCAACTACTACACGGTAGCATTTAATAAAGTCGGCAAGGAATGGGGGAAGGAATTTGAAAAATACGGTTACGATAACGCAGAGGATTATGCGCAGAGTTTCGGAAACCGTGTAAATGAACTTCTTGGCAAAATGTCCGGTCTGAAAGTAGATGTAGATGGTGGACTGATTTCTGAAAGCGGAATGAAGAACCTGGGACTGAATTTACAGGAGATTACGCAGTACGCTTCACAACTTGCATCTATCACCAACTCTTTAGGGCAGACCGGAGAAGTTACTACGGCAATTTCAAAGTCCATGACAATGCTTGCCGGAGATATTTCTTCATTGTTTAACGTAGATTTCAGCACGGTTGCAACTAACTTGCAGTCTGGTTTAATCGGTCAGTCAAGAGCATTGTATAAGTATGGTATTGATATCACGAATGCCACTTTACAGACTTATGCTTACAAATACGGCATTGAAAAGGCTGTATCTGAAATGTCACAGGCAGAAAAACAGCAGTTGCGTTTACTGGCAATCTTAGATCAGTCCAAGGTGTCATGGGGAGATTTGGCTAACACAATCAATTCACCAAGCAACATGATACGACAATTCACAAATAATGTGAAAGAAGCTGGCATGGTATTAGGTCAGTTATTTATTCCGGTATTGCAAAAAGTACTTCCTGTCATTAACGGTGTCGTAATTGCGATTAAGAGACTGCTTGTCAGTGTGGCAAATTTACTGGGAATCAAGATTGACTTTTCGTCATTCGGTCAAGGTGTATCCGGTTACAATGAAGATTTGGAAGATACGGCAGATGCACTGGATAAAGTGGGAACAAGCGCAAAGAATGCTCAAAGCGGAATCAGAGCGTTTGATAAATTGAAAGTTATTTCCACACCAAAATCCAGTGGTTCCGGAAGTGGTGCTGGTGGAGCAGGAATTGACCTTACCAAAGAAATCATGGATGCTACTGCTGAGTACGAGAAAGTATGGCAGGAAGCATTTGACAAGATGCAGAATACAGCTATGGGCTGGGCTGATAAGATAGAAAAACTTCTTGAACCTGTGAAAAAGTTGTTCAAGGATTTATTCAATGGTGATTTCTTCGAAGCAGGACAAGATTTATCCGGTATTGTCACAGGAATATTTAACTGGATGTCCGATGCTATTGCATCTGTAGATTGGTATCAGATTGGGAAAAACATAGGACAATTTCTTGCAGGTATTGACTGGACTGCTGTGTTTACATCTGCCGGAAATTTCATAGAAACTGCAATCACAGCAGCAATCGACTTGTGGAAAGGAAGTTTTGATGCCGCACCGATTGAAACCACGATTATCACAGCAATAGGTCTTTTAAAGTTTACTGGTGTTGGAGATATCATATGGGGAAAAATATCGGACAAGTTATCAGCCAAAGTACTAGGATCAAGTATAGGAATAGTTCCGACAATTGCAATAGCTGCTGTTACTTGGGAGATTGGATTTAATGTAGGAAAATCTTTAGGAAAAGCATTGTTCCCAGAAGACGCAGAGTACTACGACAATTTTACGTGGTTTGGTGAAAATGGTTTTTTTGATACATTAAAAAATACTGATTTTACCACATTAAAAACTGCGTGGGATGATTTATACAAAGATATAACAGATAATGATTTGTATAGATTCTTGACAGGAACAATGTTGCTTCCAAAACATAGCACTCTTGATGATTTTGGAGATAAAATTGATTGGCTAATTGATAAAATAAAAAATACAAAAGTAGATATGTCAGATACTTTTGGTCTGTCATCTGCACTTATCAATATAGCACCACTTGTTGGAAACTGGTTTAATAAAAATGTATCTCCTTGGTTCACAAAGGAAAAGTGGCAAGGAATGGGTCAAACTATAGAGTCATCACTTTCTGAAAAATGGACTTCTTTTACAACATGGTGGAACCAAACAGGATTTTCAAGTTGGTGGAAAAAAATTTCAGAGCAGTTTGGACTAACAAAATGGAATAAATTGCTTGAAAACATTCCAACGGCGTTTAGAACAGCATTTAAAACAGTAGCTAATGTTGCAATAGCTCCTTTGAACCTTGTAATAAGTGGAATAGAAACCATGATAAACAATGCCATAGACCTTATTAATGGTTTGATGTCTGCAGCAAGGTTAATACCTAAAATTGGTGACGCAGTTCCGAATAATATACAACACATTAGTGTTGGAAGAATACCTACATTTGAAAAAGGTGGTTACGTTCCAAGCCGATATACGATGTTCATGGCAGGAGAGAACGGTATACCGGAGATTGCCGGAACAGTAGGTGGAAAAACAGCGGTTGCCGGTGGAGTTGAAATCACTGGAATCAAAGATGCTATTAATTCCACGGCACAACAGGAAATTGCACTCCTGAAACAGAATAATCAGTTACTGCAAGGAATCCTTGAGAAAGAGTTTGGAATAACAACAGATCAAATTGGAATTGCCGCAAGACAATACGGTCAAGAGCAATTTAACCAAAAACACAAGAATGTATATGTATTTTAACACAGACAGCACTCTGGATGGGTGCTGTCTATTTTTATGCAATGAGGCGGTGAGCGTATGTCAGCATATCAAGGATGGCTTTTAAAAATTGGAGATTACGTTATTGACCAGTCAAGATTTATAGCCGCTGAAAGTTATCAGCCAGCTGTAAATATGCAAGATGTAGACCCGTGGACTGATGCAAATGGATACGTACATAGAAATGCTGTGGAGCTAAAAGCATTAAGTGTTGATTTTTCAACGCCTGCGATGCTGACGGATGACGATTTGCAAGAGTTACTGTCCGGGATACGAAGAAACTTTATTGATGCAACGGAACAGGGATGTAATATCACGGCATACATTCCATTTTTAGGTCAATATGTCACACAATATGGATATATGGCTGATATAAAGCCTACAATCTATGGAACTTATGACGGAGAGATTAAATACAATCAGATAGAATTTTCATTTGTCGGAGGTGTAGCGAATGAGTAACTATACCTATGCGGATTTGTTTGATAAAAGCGCATCCAAAAAGGAAATCACGATTGAAACAGAGGACAAGTCTGTAAAAATCACCAACAGCGAAATCCATTTTGAACAGTTTGAATTAAAAGAAATACTATGTGATGATGATTACCTTACATTTGGACAGTGCAATGCATCACAGTTGAAATTCAAAATTTCCAACGTGTTCACAAGCATGATTGGGAAACAGATAAATGTTTCAGCTGTGATTAATGGACATACTGACACACCGTTTATTTTCGGCAAATACCGTGTCGTTTCCGATAAACCAACAGATGATAAGCGTTACAGGAATGTGACTGCTTATGATGCCATATACGACATTGGAGAATCGGAAGTATCTTCCTGGTATAACGGACTGAAGTTTCCTCTGACCTTAAAGCAGTTCAGAGACAGTTTTTTTTCATATTTTGGTGTTGAGCAGGTAGAAACCACATTGCCTAACGACAACATGGAAGTGGCAGAAACCATAAAACCAAGCGAACTTTCTGGCCAGACGGTCATGGAAGCAATCTGCTCGATAAATGGATGTTTTGGCCACATTAACCATGATGGAAAATTTGAATATGTTTTCCTTAAAGAAATAATATCAGGTTTATATCCACAAAAAGGATTATATCCACAGAAAGGATTATACCCTAGAAAAGGTTCTGAAAAAGAAAAGGTTACTAGTGGAAAATACAAATCAGTTAAATATGAAGATTTTGTTTGCCAAAAAGTTACAAAAGTGCAGATAAGACAATCAGAAAATGATATTGGTGCAGTTTACCCGGATACAGAGATTACCGAGAACGACAACAGTTATATTTTGCAAGATAATTTCCTTGTTTATGGAATGAGTGCAGATGCCCTAGAAACAATTGCAAGAAATCTGTATGAGGTTATTAAAGTTGTAAAATATAGACCTTATAACTGTGAAAAAATAGGAAATCCTTGTTTGAGCCTTGGAGAAGCAGTCAATGTATATACGGCTAAAGAAATCATAGAAAGCTATGTGTTGAGTAGAACATACAAAGGAATCCAACAACCGATAGACACCATATCAGCAAGCGGAAAATCTCCAAAGTACAGTGAACAGGTAAATGGAATTAACAAAAGTATAATTCAACTCCGTGGAAAAACAAATGAGTTAGAACGTACTGTTGAGGAAACACGATCTGAGATTAAGGATGTAGAAAGCGGACTGGATACAAAGATTACACAGACAGCTGGAAAGATTGAACTTGAATCAACCCGTGCGCAAGGGGTAGAAACAGATCTGGCGGCGGCAATTTCTGTTCAAGCCGACCAAATCAAGTTGAAAGTTTCCAAAGGTGATGTCAGTTCGCAGTTGAGCGTTGAGAGTGGACAAGTAAGCATTTCCGGTAATCGGTTTGTATTGGACTCCACGAACTTTTCTATTTCTTATGATGGAAAAGTCACTGCGAAAAGCATTGATATAACCGGAGGAACTATCAATTTACAATCAGCATCACAAGATTATAGTACGATTGTGTTAAATTACAGTAATTACACGTTGGGTATGGACGGAGCAGGAATAAGAGCAAGTCGTAGTTCTGATTCGACTATACTTACAGCAAGTGGAATTACAACTACTGGAAGTTTGAAAGCTAAGAATTTGTATGTTGATAACATAAATACGCAAAGTGTCACAAGCGGTACTATTAGCATAGGAAACAATGTAAAAATATCCGGTGATACTGAACTTGCAATAGGGCACACACACAAAATCAATGGAACTCTTAATATAGATGTTAACGGACTATCAATTAATGCCCCTGCTTTGAATATAACATCTACTAATGGAATAAGTGTAGGGAAATCGCTTGGATATTTAGGTTTTTTTGGAATACAAGGTTCTACCAAGAAAACTGTAAGCAAAATATCGTCTACCAGTACAACAGCAGCTTCTACGGTTGCAAACAAAGTAAATGACCTTATAACAGCATTGCAAGCGTATGGATTGATAGGATAGGAGAAGCAGCATGAATAGTTTAGAAATCAGAGAATTTGAACAGTCAATCATAAATCTTTTTAACGAATGTGGTCTCCCGATGGAGATTAAGCGGCTAATTGTGAATGATATTGCCGGGCAGATTAACAGAGCCGCAGATAATCAAATCAATGTAGAGTTGGAAGAAAGAAATAAAGAAAAAGAAAGCGAGGTTTCTGCAGATGGCACTGAATAAGGTTTATACCAGAATTAACTGGGAAGATTATCCCAGTGAAAACACGGATTTAGATGCATACAATCTTAATCAGATGGATTCTGCTATTGATGCGTTGGACAACCGTATCATATTACAGGATGCCTTAAAAGTAGACAAGTCTGCAATAAACGGAAATATTGCTGATTGGACTATGGATGAAACAACCGGTATTATTACTATTACAAAGTACAACGGTGAAAAGATTATTTTTGACCTCAACATTGAAAAAATTCCTGTCGAATTTTCCATGTCTGATGACGGAATCATTACCATGACTACAGAAGATGGAACACAGTTTACAGCTGATATTGGTTCTATGATTCCGGTGTTGACATTTGAAGATTCTGCAACCATAACTGTTTCCGTGACTGGTACTGGAAAGAATAAGACTTATTCTTTTTCAATAAAAACAGGATCAGTAACAGATGATATGCTGCAACCTAATTATTTAGCAGATATTAGAGTAGAATCCGCAAATGCATCTGCTTATGCGCAATCCGCAAATGAAAAATCTGTATTGGCTGAATCTTATGCCATAGGTGGAACCGGAACAAGAGAAGGAGAAGATACCGATAACGCAAAGTATTATATGGAGCAGGCAAAACAGCAAACAGGAGGAATTCCAACAAAAGTTAGCGAATTAGAAAATGATGTAGGATACATTAAAAAAACAGTTTCTGATTTGACAAATTATTATGACAAAACCACTGTTGATGAAAAAATAGATGCAATTCCAAAAACAGATTTGACAAATTATTTGACCAAAACTGGTGATGGTAGTAATTTGACTGCGGCGTTTGAAGAAGCAACAACTTTAGAGGAATTAACGACAGGAGAAAAGTTATCATCTATTTTTGGAAAACTTAAACTGGCTGTAAAAAATCTTAAATCACTTATAAGTCTTATCGGAACTACCGATATTTCGACTATTGGTGACGGTACTATCACTGGGGGATTAAATGATGTAAATGGCAAGTTAAGCTTATATACATACGGAGATAAAGTCTATGGATCAAGTAGTACTGCTATATCGCCAGTATCATGGGCTGCTCAATGGATAAGTATTATAGTCCCGGATGGATATAGCTTTTTTACCGCTATATGCTGTAGTAATAATGATGTAGTCTGTGGAGTATCGGCAGCTAATTACGACAATGATAACAGCCGAGTGCTCGTTAATGCTTATAATCGTCATACGCAGGCCAGAGACTTTTCCCATGTATATATAGTACCGATTTTTATAAGAGACTAATTATTGGCACATATAGACACATGATAGCCTCAATATATGCCCTTTTGATACGGGCTTACGGTTTACGATGGATGATCCATTGATATAAAAATCATTATAAGTATTATCCTCTGCAACAAAGGCACCAGGATAAGGATTACTTGTATACGTTTGTGGTAGATTACTAACTATAGCGGAGTATGCATCTATATCATTTGTGGTGGTTAATGTACCACATCCAATGCACATATGTCCGATTCTGGTATATGTAAATATGCCAGTGATATTATCATGAACTATTGCTTCAGTTGTGGTGTCTAACTTGCCATTTACAGAAGTAATGATAACTGATGTATGCAGATTAGCAATAAAAATAAATCAATCAAAAAGAGCATGGTGTAAAAGCCATGCTCTTAATCTCTTTATCTGATTCCCCAGTCACCATCATTATTTACAAAACCAACCACATATCCTATCATGTCATCAATTATGTGTTCCGGAAGTATACTGTTCGGAGACATGAGCGAAACATATCTCCATTTTCTAACGCCATATTCTATTATATGGGTTTTTACGGCAATTTGTATCCCACCATTACTGGTCACAATACATCGTTCACCGTCTTGCGGTTCACGATCTGCGGAAAGGATAATAATTTCCCCAGGCAGATAAAACGGCATATAGTAGTCGCACGGAATTTTTAAACCGATATAAGCCTTGGATTTTATATCTTCCGGTAAATTGTCTATGCAAATTGGTTCCACAGCATTTGTGGTTGCGATAATTCCATTTACAAGTTGCGGTTTGAGGACAGAAATATACTTTTGCGATTTTTCAAGACTGGAATAGATTTTAGCTTGGTGACGGATGAAGTAACGGATAAGGTAAAGAGAGTGTTCCGGCAGACTACGGCATATCTTGACAGATTCCAACATCTTATCTTCCATAGTACCACAGCCTACCAGTTCATCTACGCTGATTCCAAAGGCTCTAGCAAGCGCAACGGCGGTCGATAGCTTCGTGTCGCTAGAATTACCGTACAGTAGTGAATTAAGCGTAGAATAAGGCAAATTAGCTTCATCTGCAAGTTTGTACACCGTCATGTCCGGCTCATTAAGAAATTCGTGGAGATTCCCACGAAAACTTAACATATAATTTGCACGGTTGACTGATAGATGTGTCGATATTTCTTTGATTCGGTCTTTTTTCATCATGTTTATTATCCCCCTTTCACATGATACACTTGTAACATCCCTTGTTTCAAGGGACATCAAGTTCTGGCGAGGGCGGTGTTTATTCTGCAATTCCTTTTCCTGCTTCTTCCTGCGCTCGGCTTCCTCCTTTGCCGCCTTGTCTGCTGCTGCCTTCTCCTTCT